CTCGCCATTCAATGAGTAGTTCCAGTCTTTAGAGATTTCCCAAGTGCGGACACCGAGTAGCCACATTTTAATCGCTCCCCAGAATCCTTTACCAGCGGTTGGGATGGTGATAGGTTTCATATGCGGCATCTCACCGAACTTCAGACCAACGAGGGGTTCATCCTGATCAACACCAAATAGATTGATTATGAAGCCGACAATAACAAGTACGCCAAATACAGTAAACTGCCAAAAATTAATTAGTTGATCGATAATGAATTCCATTATTTTTCCTCTGTTTCTTCTGTTTCTTCTGGTTCAGGTTCTGTACCAGAGATTGAATTTTCATAGTAGATGATTATTTGTTTCTGTTGTTGGAGATATCTACCAACCTCAGCAACATTTAGTGCCAGCGTCTCATAAGAGCGAACAGCCATTGCGTAGAATACCCACGGATCGCCATTCTCTTTCTTATACTCCTCGATAAACTCATCCCAGTTATCAGCCGTGACAACATAGAAGTTTGCATCACCCAGCGTTACAGGTTTCGGGTTACTTTGCAGAGGAATTTTTCTTTCGACTTCGACACTTTGCACGACCACTTGTTTTTCTGGTGATCGAAACATAGAACAACCACTAATCGTTATTGATAGCAGTAAGACGCTCGATATCATCAAAAACTTTTTTCGTTGCATTGTTCACCCTCCTTTCAATTAATCCAGGTTTTGCAAGAGACAATCTAGACAAGTCGTGCTTCTGAAACTTCGACAACAGCTGGTCTTTATATTCTTCTGCTTTCTGCAGGTTGGTTTGGAGAGCGAGGTTTTGTTGTTCCATCTGAGATGCAAATGCAGCAGACTTTTGCAGTGCTTCCATATTTGCCTTTGCTACTGTTTCCAGCTTGGCATTATTATCGCGCAATGTGGCAATGCGGCTTTGCATGTCTTTGTACTCGAAATAAGCACCAAACAAAACCGCACCGACAATGCCGAATACTGCTAAAAAAGCGTAAACCTTAAACATTATTCATCCGTGTAGATTGTCCACGCTCCATAAAAAAATGGCAAACATGGCAATCAAACTAGCTAATGGTTTAAACATTAAGAATGCAAGACCTGCGACAATCAATACGACACCATCGTGACCTTTACGCTCCGAGAGTTTCATCTTAATTAAATCAAACATATTCATATCATTCTCCTATTATAGTTCTCTATTTATACTTTGAAATCGTCATAGCTATTAGACATTTTCGTACTGAATGTTCCGCTATCAAATGTTGCGTTGCTTTTGTTCTGACCACTATCGGTGATTTGATTCTGCACTTCTTCAGTCAAATCAAACAGACGCATCTTAGATCGGTCTACGCCAACCATGAACCTCTTGTTAGATGTCGGATCGGCATACCGATTCTTCAACTGCTTTACCATAATCTGTTGTTGTTCTTCAAGTTCTTCTGTACTTATAAGAGCAAACATAAGGTCAGCGGTGGCAGGTAGACCGAATGATTCCGAGGTATCAGTCAACTCAACATCGCTGTTACCATATCCAGATCGAGTCGTCTGTGTAGCAGAGACAATAGGAAGGTCGTGTTCAACAGCTAGACCGCGAAGTTCTTCAGCAATACTCTTGATGATTGTGTAGGAGTTTGCATTAGAACCTGCCTTGAACCGACTACTATTACAGATGTTTAGATAGTCAATGAAGATAATATCGGGAGCAAAGTCACGCTTCAGTTTCAGTTCTTGTAGTAATGCTTTGAAGTGACCAGCATGAGCAGATGCAGTTGGATACTCTTTGATGATGAGTTTACCATCAATCTTGTTTTTGATTTTAGTTATCCGATCGTCAAACATCTTCTTCGGAAGGTCTTTCAAATCACCGATGGGGACATTCATCATATTCGCATCAATACGTTCAGCGATACGTTCCTCTGCCATCTCTAGAGTGATGTACAAGACGTTCTTACCCTGCGTGATACAAGCTGCTGCCATGTGACACATAAACAAAGATTTACCAACACCAGTACCAGCAAGAGCAATATTGAGTGTCTTGTTTGGCAGACCACCCTCAGTGATTTTGTTGAAATATTCTAGATCGAATGCGATCTTTTCTTCCACTCTATTGTAGAATTCATATCGGTCAAGAGAGTTTTCTATGTAGTCGTGACCGACATTATTATCGAACCCAACAGCAAGTGCATCAGAGAGAAGGGAAGGGAGTGCATCTTTTGAACGCTCCTTGTCCGAACCATCAATGATTTGAATACTATCCATAATAGCATTATAGACTGCCTTGTCTTTACAAAACTTCTCAGTTTCATCAACCAACCATTTGTCGTCTGCATCTGTGGCGTTTAACCCATTGATCAAAGTCTCGCATTGAACATACAAGTCTTCACTAATCTTTCGGTCATCCTGAAGTGCAATCAACAACGCACTTTTGGCTGGGGCATTATTATACTTTGCAACATAATCGAATATCTTCTCAAATACAATCCTGTCGTCAGACTCAGTAAAATAGTCTGACTTCAGAAAGGGAATGACTTTACGAACATACTCTTCATTAGTCACTAGATTCGATAAAATTTGGGTCTCTATTCTCATCAATAAATTCTCTTCTCACATCTTCAACACAGGTTTCACACAACGCCACCTCACCAGAAAGTTCTATTACATTTCCCTCGGTGGCGGTATTGTGAAAAACCAAAGCAGTTTCATCATCAGGTATTATACGCGAACACCTGTCACAAGTCAAGGATTTACTCATAAGCGTTTGCGATATCCTCGTCAGATACCTCATCTTGCATAATAGCACCAGTAGAAATCAAATATCGTTGTTCAATCCAGTCAGTGAATGTCTTGTCAGATAGGATCGGCAACCAGAAATCTTTGTTGTAGGTTTCTTTGGCGCGATAGTTCTTACTGTCTGAACCATCAGAGGCAACTTGATACCAACCAACTTTAGGTTTGACCACATGACCAGATTCCAACGCCATGTCGAGTAGACCAGACCATTTACTGATGCCGCCTTCGAATGTTACCTCGATTGGGATCTTAGACTTCTCACGGACATACCGAGACTTCTCAACATTGATGATGAAATTGTATCCTGTAATATCTGTGCCAGTTTTTTCTTGCTGACGACCAATGATATAGATGTTATCGGCAGAATAATAGATACCTGTACCACCCGATACAACTGCTTTCGGGAACATACCAATTTCCATATAGGTATGATTCACAACAATTGCGGGAATATCTTTAATTGTAAGATGAGGGGTAATCATTCGGAACAGAGACTTCATCTGTTTGGCGCGAGTCATATCCGCGACTGACTTACCATCAAGCGCATCATCAACTTCTTTCTTGGACGCCAAGTTACCGACTGAGTCGACAACTACAATCACGTGATCACCACGCTCAATACCATTCAACTGAGACATCACATCGTGCTTCAGCTGTTCGATGTCTGTGATTGGTGTATGAACAATGCGGTCTGTATCAATGCCGAAGCTGTCGAAATAGCCCTGTGGCGCACCAAACTCTGAGTCATAGAACAACACAACAGCATCATCATACTTGTCTAGATATGCTTTAATCATCAACATAGCAAATGCAGTCTTGAAGTGTTTACTTGGTCCAGCAAAGACTGTCAATCCTGGAGTCAGACCACCATCAAGGCGACCACTCAATGCCACATTCAATGCAGGGACTGATGTTTGAATCAGATCCTTTGTATTAAAAAATTTAGATTTAGATAAAATATTCGAATCTTTGATTGTCGAATTCTTTTGTAGTTTTTCGATTAAACTCATAATCCCAATGCCTCTTTCACGTTTGGTTTAAAATATGTATCTGGCTTCATTACCTTCCCTGCTTCGTTCTTGATAACTTTGCCATCCACACACTTGCTCATATTAGATGCTTTGACTTCACGCCACACATCATCAAAAGGAATGTTCAGTGTGTTTGCCATTCCTAGAATTACCCAGACCATGTCTGCCAATCCATCGGCGACTTCAACAATATCGCCCTTCTCGAACCCATCAATGGTTTCTTGCCATTCTTCTTTGATGAGATCCATATATAAATTTGCTTGTGCTGATTTCATTCCAACATCGCTGGGCTGTTCACAAGCGTCCATAAACTCTTTAACGTCAATTTGATACATTACGAAAATAAATCCTCTAGTGTGGCAACTGGTTTGGGTTTCCAACCGATGCTCTCTGCGACAGTATTTAGTGGTTCAATAAATGCCTTCTCGAACATCAACTCATAATCAACATACTTATGTAAGTCGAACTCGGGAGGGACTTTAGATGAGAATGCAATAACATTCTCGCCTAGTGTGTTAGGTTCTTTGAGATAAACAAACTTGATTTTATCGCCCTCGTTGATCAGAGGATACTTCATGTCAAGATTATTTTTCTTGAGCAGATCGTTATACAACAATGCACCCCGAACCTGAATTGGTGTTCCCTTCTGATATATGTCAGCAGTGGAACCATATTTAATAAGATTGTTACATCCACGAGGGAATGAAATCTCTTCAACAGGTCTTGCTTTGAAGTCTTGCCAATTATCATCAACAAACTTTTGCAGCGCAGACTCATCTCCCGTCAAACAAATACCGACTGCCGACTTCAAACTTTCTCGGACAGGAGCAGGAGTTGACGACCGAACGATCTCAAGACCCATCGCCTTCAGCTTTGGTTCCTCATAACGAACACCCTCGTTGTCCCAGACGTTGAGAGCATATCGCTTTTTAGCAACCCAAATACCTTTGTCGGCAATAGCTTCACGTTTGAAGAAGATCTTTTCCTCATAGGCATTTGTGTATTCAGCCAGTTTTGTCATCGCCTTTGCGATGGCTGGCTCAATCTTTTCTTCACCGATCTTGTCGAGTAAGTCGACAATTTTCGATTTAGGAAGACCATTATAATACTTTTTGACCAATTTGTCAAGGGTAATATAACAGGAATCTGTATCTGAATAGAAAGAGTAGACCTCACCCTCAGTACCACAAACCTCATTCAGATATTCATCGAGTGCCTTTGCAGTCTCGCGGATGATAAACTGACCAGATAATGTAATACCCTCTGCAATCCGATCATCATAATATCTGAAGTACTGATTAGCCATCGCACCATAGAGACTGTTCAACTGAATTTTACGAGCCATTTGGAAGTTGTTGTACTTTGCGATCTTGGCTTTGAGTGATGGATCTTTTGTCTTCTCAAACTCGCGCTCGGTTTGTTTCATCAGCTTCTTATACTTCTGGCGGTCGTCAAAGAATGTCTGAGTTATCTCAGCAAACACGCCCTGTTTACCACGAGTAAATGTAGCACCGTTTGCCGCCATGGCATTCTGTGTAGTGATGTCAGTATCTCGATTGAGTAACTTATCGACAGTCGTATCAATCGGTGCTTCATCAGACACAAGAGTCTCGGGAGACATATTGTATTGCATAATGATAGATGGATACAGCGACGTGGCATCGAAACTCAAGACCCAATCATAACCGCCAATCTCAGGTTGCTGAACATATGCACCTTCAATCGTTCGACCCTCGTTCTCACGCTTCTGAGGAATCATAATGTTTTTCTTCAGCAGGTGATTGTAGAGCAAGCAGTCCCAAGTCCGAACCGAGGAATAGATGTCACCGAGATTACACTTGGCATCATACGCCATTGTGGCAATCAACTCAATCAGTTTCATCTTGTCTTCGAGTTCGTCAACAAGTTTACTATCGATGATGTTATAATCTACGAACCGATTCCAATCTTTCTCGTAAAACTCTCTGAATGTATCATAATTGTTTTCGAGTTTCTTGTGACCGAGTTCGACCTCAGCAATGTAATCTAGTTTGTACGACTCTCGGACTTGATAGGTAAACTTCTTGTAGAGATCTAGATAGTCGAGTTGGGCAACACCTTTGATGTCATACAGAGTGTGTTCGCGACCCATCATCTTCACGCTTTTCTTGCGTGTCATATTGAATGGGCTGAATCCGTTTTTGACTTTGTTTTGTTTCTGCTCATCCTGACCACCAAGAACTCTCGCACATCGGCTCATCAGATACGGAATATCGAAAAACTCGATGTTCCAGCCAGTAATAATATCTGGCGTATTCTGGAACCACCATGTACCAAACTTGGTCAGCAACTCATACTCATCAACACAAGACTCATATGTGACATTGAGGTTCATCACCTCATCAGACTCAGGAGTCCAGTCACCATCGCCCCACGTGAAGATCTCTTTGGTGTTGTTATTCACCACAGTGATCAGAGTGATTCGCTCTTTAGGATTATCAACATCAGGGAACCCATGCTCAGTCGTTGTCTCGATATCGAGAGACTGGATGTTCATCACAGACATATCAAACGGAACTTCATTTGGGTATCTGTCGGACAGATATTGATAGGTCAGATCGGTCTGACCATAGATAGGATAGTTACCGATCCCGTTGTAACTTTGCACAAACTCCCGACAATCAGAGGCACTGGTAAACTCAACTGGCTTTAGGTTTTCGCCATAGAGTCCCTTGATTTCTGATTCTTCGGGAGATCGAACATACAACTTTGGTTTGAAGGAAGGGTCACTTTCAGTGAATGCAACCCCATCGCGGTATCCTCTGGTCAATACGTTTTTACCGTACTGCCAACAATATGTATAAAATTCAGTCATGTACACATTATGCCCCAATCAGAGGCAAATGTCAAGCACTGATTTATGTGATTATACTTTGTTTTTTAGGGGTGATGATACTGCTACCGTAGTGAGTATTGTACTCGTCCTTCATCTGGGAAGTCGGTTGCATAACAGCAATGACGTGCTGAGGCATAATATGCATTGTGTTCTCGTGTGCATATGGCGCGTATGGCGCAAGACCAATACTAAACTTACCGTCATTTTCAGTTGGCTGTAGGACAATCACTGCTGGCTTTTGTAAGACGATGATTTGACGCTCATCTACAACGATGTCAGTAACCTGACCGATTACTTCCTCGCCAGAGGATAATTTTAAGATTTGGATTTGTGGTTCGCTCATGATATATTTCCTGATTGTTGGGGGAGCAATGCGCTCCCCCTTATTTATCTACTCTTGTAGAAACTGTTTTTTGATTGCAATGGTTTTTGGCTTACGTTCTTCTGGAATGATATGTTCTAGAGAGATTGTAAGAATACCATCATTAAAGTTTGCACCTGCGACTTCAACATCCTGATTCAATGCAAATGTCTTGGTAAAGTTTCTCGCGCCAATGCCCTTGTGGACAAATTTACGATCGTCTTCAGCACCCTGAATGCCTTGCACAACAAGTTTGTTTCCTTCTGGGACTTGAGTGATTGTCAACTCTTCATCGCTGAATCCAGCTGCAGCAAATTCAATAGTGTATTTGCCATCGCCTTCATCGACAATGTTATAGGGTGGATAATTGTTGGAAAGTTCTGCCACATTATTTAGATTCTCGAATACTTGGTCGAATCCAATAGTGAATGGGGCAAGGTTTGATGCGATCTCATGGAGATCTCGTGCTCTGAATTTAGTAACCATAATGGTCTCCTTATATTAAGCGAGTTTTAATTGTTGCGATCCTTTCGGCATCGCATTCTATATATAATACTTTACGACAAAAATGTCAAGCTATTTTTTGCCAATATTATATTTGGTTATAAGTTCCCAATCGCCCTTTTCTTTGAACGAGAGAACTTTAATCTGACTCAGCGGTGCTTGTTCAGCATGCTGCTCTTCAGACATAATTGTCATCAATCCCCAATCGGAAAGTAATTTCGCGATTGTATTTCTGCGTTCTAAATCACCTTCACCAAAGTCTGCTGCCTTTCCATCAAGCGCAAACAGTTCTTTGAAATGTGTGATGAAGTATCTACCTTGCTTGTGTAAAATATGACAAGACTGGTATAAAACTTGTTCTTTTCTGGAAGCAACGCCAATGCGGGATAAGGTTTCTCTAATCTTTAGAAAGTCATCTGCATCTTTTAAAGTGATTTCTAGCGGTGCGTATCCAGGATATTCAATCTGGAAGAAATCTTCACTCATCATAAATCCTATTCTTTTTCTTTTTAAG